CCCGGCCACGGGCGAAACCATCGAGATCGCGGCCAAACGCGTACCGCAGTTTTCCGCCTCCAAGGCCCTGAAAGACGCCGTCGCCTGACGGCATTCAACAACGCGAAACCGCCGGGAGGCGGTCTGCCGGGCGTGGTGGCCCGGCACTGATGAGCAGCCCAAACCACGCAGGAGATCGAAATGAATCTAAGGCCACGCAACAAGGCTATCGACAGGCTCCACAATCGCCGCCGCGCCATCAAGGCGGCATGGCGTGCGACCGGTCTGGATGATGAAGCATACCGCCAGATGCTCATGCAGGTTGCAGGCGTCGAAACCTCTCTTGGGCTGGGTCTGGAGTCTGCCAACCACGTGCTGGATCACATCAACCAGCACCTCGGCCGAAATCAGCCTCAGGCTTATCCGGGCAAGCCAGACCGCGTACGCCAGGAATGTACCGAGCTGATCGGCAAGATCGAAGCCCAACTGGCCGACATGGGGCTCCCCTGGGGCTACGGCCTCACCATCCTGAAGCATCAAGGCGTGGATGCCTGGGCTTTCGCCACACATCAGCAGATGAGTGCCGTCATTGCCGCGCTGTCGGTTGAGCAGTCCAAACGCCTGCGCGAGGCTCAGGTTGTTGCCGCACTGGCAGACATCGGCCGGGATCGCTCGGCGGGCGAAACCATCGCCAAGGCATTGGGCTCGCGCCGGCCCTTGGGGTGGCACCGCGACGTCAAACTGATGGATCGCATGCTGACGCACATTGCCAACGTAGTTGCTGCGCGGGGTCAGAAATGATCAAAGGCACCCAATGCCAGCTGGAATTGCCGGATGTTCCGGTTGATGAGGAAACGGCCCTGACGCTGTCCGGCCTGGCTGACGCGGCCGATCTCCGGAAATGGCCAGCCCGCCTCCTGGAACTGGCCGAAGTCTTTGAGGCCAGGCTTGGCAAGCTGATGGCTCACCAGCTCACACCCCGCGAAATCGCCCAGTTGCTGGTGCTCGAACTCGCCCACAATCAGGGTGGTCGGCCCGTTTACCTGCCCTCCGGCGAAGCGCTCGACAACCTTTTACGTGCGCGGAGGATCTTTCTGGACTCCGGCACAAGGGATGCCAACGGGAATGTCTGGACGATGGATCGTCTCGCCACGCGTGAGAAGATCTGCGTGCAGCAGGCCTACAAGGATTATGCACAGATACGCGAACTGGAGCGCAACCGGGAACCGAAGCTGTTTTAGTGGGTATTTTTTCCTTTCCGACGAAAATCTTTCAGGCATAGAATTGCCCTCGGGAGGAATAAATTCAGATGAAGATTGCCATCTTGATTCTCACCGTATTTGCGGCAAGCACCGCCAACGCTGAGATCTACAAGTGTGTTCAAAACGGGCGTCAGGTTTTTTCTGACATGCCATGCGCAACAAATGCCGAGAAGCTGGATGTCAGGCCGGCTACCGGCCGCTCCGACAAGACTGCTGCGGACAAAGCCAATGCTGACACGAAAGCCCGCAATCAGGCCGTCGATCAATCCATGAAAAAACGCGACGTAGAGAACCGTATCTCGCGTGCACAGCATGAAATTGAACGGCTGACCGCAGAAAAAGAAGCCAAACTCGCCGCATTGCGTAACCGCAAGGGTTATGCCAGAAACAACCAGGCCGGCGCTATCTGGGAGAATTCAATCTCCGAGGAAATGAACTCGGTTGCCAGTGATTACAACTCGCGGATCGAGCAGCAACGCCAGGAACTGGCGGATGCCCGAGCCACACTTGCCAGCCTGGACAAGTAACCTGATGAACCATAGATATTGACCCACCGTCAAACAGCCTCGCACCTGCGGGGCTTTATTTTGGTCATGCACCCCCAGTATGGCCAAAAGTGCCGTAATTGCCCTGCGCGGCATTCTCGGGGTCTATACCTGCATCCGGTATCAAACTCAGGAGAATATTCATGCAGACCAAATGTCTAATTTGCGACACATCTGCTTCCTCCAGTAAGGGGCCTACATCACTAGGCTACGATGGGACCTTCTATACCTGCCCTGAATGCGGTAGATACTTTATAGCCAGTGAGAGAGAAGACCTCTTCACGGAAAAGCTCAGAACCAGAGAAGACGCAAGGCAGAACTTCATAACGGCCATCAAGCAAGAAAACAAAAAAAACACCAATGGGTACCTCTTTTTCGATTCCGTTTCTATCGAAAAAATCGCACAAGGTTTTTTCAGCGAAATTTGCTCGATAAGTATCCCGGAGGTGAAATGAATTCCCATCTACATCTTCCGCTACTATTGATTCTGTTTGGGTGTGCTACCGCGCAGCCAGGACAGTACCTTCAGGTGAGCATCTCGGAAGGCACTGCACTTCAACTGACTTTTGAGACGACAGAAGATTGCCTGAAAAAGCTTGACGTCATGACAAAAAGCGCACCGCCCGAGTTGCACATACGCTGCTCGGTAAAGAACGCTGACTTGCCCTATGGTTTTCGTTTCCAGGAAACAAAAAAAACCGTTGTTTATGAGTTTGCCAGCAAAGATGCCTGCGAACAGATGAGAAACCAGCAGATCGAGGAACTGAAGAACTCCTTCACAAACTCTCCGTTTCTTGACGTCTATGGCATCCGGTCAGAATGTATTAAAATTAAATAGTCTCCGATAGCCTTTGCATTGATTTTTCGCTCCCGCGAAACCACCACTTCACGCGCACGCGAACAAACTGACGGTGTTCCTCATCTTTCGATGGATTCCGTCACATGTCATTCCTTACACGCATTACCACCCTGGCTGTCAGCCTGTGGGGCAACCTCAAGCATGCAATTGCCGGCCACCGCATGGCACCCTGGATGTGGGTCAGCCTGCTGCTCATTGGCGCGGTGGGCCTGTTCCAGCCCCAGTTGCTGCCGGTCAGCCTCTACAAGCTCTCTCTGATCACCACGGCGGCCTGGCTGGCCTACTGGATTGACCGGGCACTATTCCCGTACGCGCGGCCCGACGCTTTCCTCGATACAGACAGTAGCCTCGGCACACCCCTCTCTCACAAGGTTTTGCCCACTGAGGCATTGCCCACGGTCGCCTTTGTCGCAGCACAGATCCGTCGTGCCATCATCATCGCCGCCGCGATGATCGCCGTGGCGCTCGGAGCCTGATCATGGCGGCCTGCATCCAACGCCGTCTGGCCCGCTTTGGGCTGTTCCTGATCGGTCTGCTGTGGCTGGGCATGGCGCTGCTGGCCACCATCGCCAGCGCCACAGAAGCCATCCCGCATCAGGCCAACACGCTGCATCACAAGCTCACGCAGCAGGCGCATCTGGCCTGGGGTCTGGATGCACCAGTTGCCACATTCGCGGCCCAGATCCACACAGAATCCGGCTGGCAGTCGGCAGCCCATAGCCCGGTCGGTGCTCACGGCATCGCTCAGTTCATGCCGGCGACAGAAGCCTGGATCAACAAGGCATTCCCTGAGCTGGCAAGCCTGGGGGATGCCAGCAACCCGGTATGGAGCATGCGCGCCCTCGTTACTTATGACCGTTACTTGTGGCAGCGCATTAACGCCCTCAACGCATGCGAACGCATGGCAATGGTGCTCTCCAGTTACAACGGTGGGCTGGGCTGGCTGCAGCGAGATCGCGCCAAAACCCCACCATCTCTGCAGGACCGCTGGTTTGATGGCGTAGAGAAAACCAACGCAGGCCGCAGCCGCGCTGCATGGTCCGAGAATCGCGCCTATCCACGCCAGATCCTGCACCAGCGCGAAGCCCTTTATGTTGCCGCTGCCTGGGGGCCGGGGGTGTGCGATGAATGACCCCCTTTCACGTGGTCTGATTGGTGGCCTGCTGCTTGCCATTCTCGCGCTGGAATTCGTCATCTTTGGCTGGGGCGTTACTACCGGCTATCAGGCAGGCCAGAAACATGCGGGTGCTGCCTGCGTGGCGCCAATTGAAAAGGCACTGCCATGACCGCCGAACTCAAGGCCTACCTGTTCGCCGGGCTGGCAATCATTGTCGCCATTCTGATCAGCCTTGCCGCCTGGTGGGGCTACCGCTTCGGCGTCTCTACCGAGCACGCCCGAGGCGAAGCGCAGCTTTCCGCACTCAAGCAGACCTATGCCGATGAAAACGCCAAGGCCCAGGCCGAGCTGCGCAAGCGCCTGGAAGAAGCCACAGCACGCGGCGACGAACTCTCATCGCAGCTGCTCGCACGTGAGGCCACCACCACCCGCCAATCCCAGGAGAAAACCCGTGCTGTTACCAAAATCACAACTGGCCGTCGTTGCCTCGATGCTGATGTTGTCCGCATGCTCAATTCTGACCAGCCCATCGCCCAGTCAAGTGCCGGTAACAACAGTGGGAACGTGCCCCAGACCGCCGGCAGCGCTGTTGCAGAAAGTGCCACCGCTGCCACCGATACCGACGTCGCTCAATGGATCGCCAATGCCCGCGCCAGCTACGACATCTGCCGCAGCCGCCTCGATGCATTGATCGACTTTGCCACCGGTAAATCCGATGCCAACGACAAAACGGATGCAAATTCCGCAGCGGAAACCGTGCAATGACAGACGTATTTGACCGTGCCCAGGCCATCGACCTTGCCGAATGGGAGGCCCGCAACATGCACCGCACGCAGCTTCCCACCGACTGGGAGCACCTCAGCCTCAAGTGGTGTGCTGGCTGTGGCCAGCGCATCCCCGATGAGCGCCGCAAAGCTGTACCGGGCGCGCAACTGTGCGTGCGCTGCCAGGCCGACACTGAACACTTCAATCAACAACACGGAAAGCGCCGATGAGCCTTGACCAAACCATACAACTGATCCTCACCGGTCTATGGATCGCCTCAAACTGGTTTTTCTTTATCTGGCTGCGCCGGCTTGATACGCGCAAGGTCAATGAAGAGCGCATCCGCCTGCTCGAAGAAAAGGCCGATAGCCGCCACCACCTGATGCTTGCCGACATCAACCAGCTCGAACGCCGCCTCAGTGATCGCCTGGAGAAAACCGAGCGCGACTTCATCGCCACCGTAGGCCCGGCGGATATGGCGGAAATCTTCCAGCGTCTCAATCGCATCGGCGAGGAAATCTCTGGCGTCAAAGGCGAGATGGATGAAGTCAAAAGCAATCTGCGTCTGTTGATGAACCGCATTGTTGAAAAGGGTCTGAAATGAGTACCGCCGAACGCCTCACCGAACTGCACCGTCGCCGCGCCGTGCTCGCGCTGTGCTTCTTCAGCGCCGGGCCGACGCAGACCGTGCGCGACCTGCGTGGCGACCTCGATGTCACCCACGGACTCGTCGCCACTGCCGACCAGGTGCGCGCCGATCTCACCTGGCTCAAGGAGCTGGGCATGGTGCAGTACGCCAACGATGTTGCCAGCATCACCGAGCGCGGCCGCGAGGTGGTGACTGGCGCAACGAAACTGCCGGGGGAATAGCGTGGCGCATGGAGACGAGATCCGCCGCGCCGTGCGCGCCGCCTACGTGTTCGACCAGCTCGGCCTGGAGGTATCTGCGCTCAAATGCGAGGTGCCGATTGCCACCGCGCGACGCTGGAAAACCGAAGCCCGCAAGGCTGGCGATGACTGGGACAAGGCCCGTGCCGCCCAGCTCATCGCCGGTGGCGGCATTGAAGACGTGGTCCGCCAAACCCTTGCCGTGGTCGTGCAGCAGGTACAGGCCACGGTCGAATCCATTCAGGCCGCGCCAGACATGGCACCTGGGGACAAGGTGCAGATGCTCGCCAGTCTCGCCGATGCCTACAACAAGCTCATGGCCGCCAGCAAACGCCTGATGCCGGAGACAGACCGCCTTGGCGTGGCGATGGATGTGCTACGCCGCGAGCTAGAATTTGTGCGCGCCAGATTCCCCCAGCATGTTGGGGTGATGGCGGAGATTCTAGCGCCGTTTGGGGATGAATTGGCAAGAGCCTATGGCTAAGCGCTATCCACTCCTATTCCAACCTACTCTTCGTTGGTCTTTCCTACCTCATATTGTGACTTGCACACACTGCACGTACCCACACGATATTCTTCAAACATATTCGATTGAACTTGCAGTGGACTTGGCATCTGTTTTTCAAGCAAACATTTTGGGCAATAAAACGCCGATTTCTCAGCATCATTCCCATTTTGGTCTCTTTTCAGACGATATACGTAAATCTGCTTTTCGCGCTGCGGTTGGAAAAGCTCGTAACGCCCGTTGATTTCATCCTGATCCATAGGGGCTATCTCCTTTCATTGCTAGTGATTTGAATTTTGCCATCTCCATAAAATCTAGTTTTTTTACCTGCCCCAAATGCCAAATAAGCTGCAAACAAACGAGAAAGAATTCCTTGCCGAAATCGCCCAGATCGCGGCCAGCGCACGCTCTGAAGCCGAGGCCAGCGCAACGGGGCTGGACCCTTCGCCCGCCGCGCGCGCAGAGCGCCGCCGCCGGGTGTTGCAGGATTGGGATTTCGAGTTCTTCGCCTACACCTATTTCAAGCATCACATCCGCCCGCCGGCTTCGCAGTTTCATGTGCATTTCTTCGGGCGATTCCCCTCACTGCTGGGCAAGTGGGCCGGTGCCAAGGAATGGTGGGTGGCGCCGCGTGGCGAGGCAAAATCCTCGCTGCTCTCCAAGGTCGGCCCGTGCTTTGTGGCTGTGGTCGCACTACTGCAGCGTGCCGAGGTGCGAACGGAAATTGGCTGGCAGGGCGAAGCCCCGTACTTCATCGACTACATCACCCTGCTGGGCGCGGAAACCAAGCTGCCGGCCAAGCTGCTGGAAGTCGTCAAGGCCGAACTCACCTACAACCAGGCGCTGATGCTGGATTTCCCCGAGGCCTGTGGTGCCACGCGTAACTGGAAGATCGGCGAGTTCACCACCACTGCGGGCGTAAAGATGGAATCCTTCGGCGCCGAGCAGGCCATCCGTGGCACCTTCCACGGCGCCAGCCGCCCCAAGCTGCTGATTGGCGACGATCTGATCACCGACAAGGAAGCCAAGAGCCCCACCGAATGCAACAACCGCTGGGATTGGCTCGAAAAGGCCATCGACTACCTCGGGCCACCGGAAGGCAATGTCAAATTCATCGGCGTGGGCACGGTGCTCGCCAAGAGCGATCCGATCAGCCGCGCCAAATCCGCCATCGGCCACCTGGTGCATCACTTCCGCGCCATCATCGAGTTGCCCCGCCGCATGGATCTGTGGGAACAATGCCAGGGCCTCATGATGAACGCCGACAAGCCCGCCGAGGAAGCCGCGTCCACCTCGGGAAGTGTGCTGCCGGAAACTCAGCTGCCATCCTTCCTCTTCTACCAGGCGCACCAGGCAGACATGGATCAAGGCGCCGTGATCTCCTGGCCAGGCGTGCGCACCCTGTTCTGGCTGATGCGCCAGCGCGCCAAGAACATGCGGGCCTTCAATACCGAAATGCAGGGCGAGCCGCGCACCGAGGAAGACAAGGTCTTCGGCCACATCACCTTCAATGTCGAGATCCTCAGCCACTGGCTGATGTTCGGCGGCTGTGATCCATCAATGGGCAAAGGCGAATCCTCCCACCCCTCGGCGCTGATCGCCGGTGCCTGGGATCGCCAGCGCGGCCGCCTGCATGTGCTCGATGCGCGTATCAAGCGGCGCCTGCCATCAAAGCTGGAAGCCGATCTGATCCGCTTCCAGCGCGATCACCAGTGCCTCGCCATCGGCTTTGAAAACAATAACGCCTATGAACACTCTCGCCAGACCTTCGTCACCGCCGGCATCACTGCAGGCGTGGCGCTGCCGCTGGTGGGCCTGCCCGAATCCGTCGAGCGTGAGGTACGCATCGATGGCCTGGAACCCTACATCACCGATGCGATTACCCCGCGCATCAGCTTCGACCCCTCCCTCACGCAACTCCTGGCCGAACTCGACCAGTGGCCCGAGCCACCCGCCGGGCATGACTACGACGGCCTCTGTGCGCTCTACATCCTCTGGAAGCTCTGCGTGACACGCGGCGGCACGGCGGGCGCGCATTCCGGTTTTCGTTCGGCAGCGCGCCATGCTGCCGGCACCAGTGATTTAGATGATGGCTATTCCGGCCGCAGGATGATCTGACATGGCACTACTCGACGCAAACGGCAATCCCATTGAATCGGCAGTCCTCCACGAAGCACAGACGGCCCGCGTGGCCACACTGCAGAACATGTGGATTCAGGGCCAGGCCTCGGGCCTTACACCGGCCCGCGCCGCGCATATCCTGCGCCAGGCGGATAACGGCGATCTGCTCGCACAGCACGAATTGTTTGATGACATGATCGACCGCGATTCGCACCTGGCTGGAGAATTCGGCAAGCGCACTGGCGCGCTGTTGGGGCAGGACTGGAACATTGAACCCCCGCGCAACGCCAGCCTGCAGGAGCGCAAGGCTGCCGCCTGGTGCGAGGAGATCCTGCGCGATGTGGTCGATGATTTCGAAGATCTGCTCACCGCCATGATGGAAGGCGTGGGCCACGGCTTCTCTTTCATCGAGCAGGAATGGCGCCAGCTCGGTACAGAGCGAATTCCGGCCTGGTCGCCCCGGCCGCAGACCTGGTTCCAGCTCTCGCTGAACCGCCACGAGCTGCGCCTGCGCGATGGCAGTGGCGAGGGCGCTCCACTGTGGCCCTTCGGCTGGGTGTGCCACCAGCCCGGCAAGGTCAAGACCGGTTACCTTGGCCGTGCCGGCCTGCTACGCCCGCTGGTGTGGCCGTGGATCTATCGGGCCTATGCCATTTCGGATTTTGCGGAATTCCTCGAAACCTATGGCTTGCCATTTATCACCGGCAAGTATTTCGCCACCGCCACCGAACAGGAGAAAGCCTCCCTTCTGCGCGCCGTCACCGCACTGGGCCACGATGCCCGCGCCATCATGCCGCAGGACATGCAGCTTGAAATCGCCAAGATCACCGGCAGCGGCGATGGCACGCCACACCTCTCGATGATCGAATGGGCCGAGAAAGCCATCTCAAAGCTGATCCTCGGCGCCACGCTTACCACCCAGGCCGATGGTAAGACTTCCACCAATGCCCTGGGTAACGTGCACAACGAGGTGCGCAACGACATCCTGCGCGCCGACGTGCGCCAGATCGAAGGCACATTCACGCGTGATGTAATCTACCCGATGGTGGCCATCAACCGTGGCAACATCGACGGCCTGCGTCGCTGCCCGCGCCTGCGTTTCGATACCGGCGAAGCCGAGGATATGGCGGCCTACTCGACCTCGCTGCCCATCCTCGCCACGGGCGGTCTGCGTATCCCGGTGGGTTGGGTGCATGAGAAGCTGCGCATTCCGCAAGCCGCTGACGATGAGGCTGTATTCGGCGCCCCGGCAGCTCCTGCCGGAACTGAAGGCAGTCTGCCTGGCCAGGCCGCCCTGAGCCAGCAAAACCCCGTTACTTCCAGCACAGAAGACCCCATCCCGGTAACGGCGCTCACCGAGCGCATGAGCACCGAAGGCGCCACTGGCATCGCGGCGCTCATGCAGGAGGTGCAACGCCTGGTGGATTCTGCCGACTCGCTGGAAGATCTGCGCGACCGTCTCCTGCATGCCTATCACGCCTTGCCGGCCGACAGACTCCAGGCCGTGATGGCCGCCGGTTTCGCCGTGGCGGATGTGGCCGGCAGGTTTGATGTGAGCCGTGGGGAATAGGCGTGGCGGGGATTGAGGATGTCTTCAAGTCTCCCTTCCAGGAGCAGCTCGACTTTTTCCGGCAGAAAGCCAATCTGCCCTCCGAGCATTGGGACGACATCATGACCGCCGCGCACGACCGCGCCTTCATGGTGGCCGGCGCGACCAAGGCCGATCTGCTCAATGATCTGCGCCAGGCGGTAGACAAGGCGATAGCCAGCGGCACCGGGTTGGAAACCTTCCGCAAGGATTTTGCGAAGATCATCCAGCGTACCGGCTGGGATTACCGTGGCGCCTTCGACTGGCGCACCCGCGTGATCTACCAGACCAACCTCTCCACCAGTTACGCTGCCGGCCGCTGGAAGCAGCTCAACGACCCCGAACTGGTGAAGATCCGGCCGTACTGGAAATACATTCACGCGGATGGCGTTGCGCATCCGCGCCCCCTGCATCAGGCATGGAATGGTGTTTGTCTGCCACGGGACGACCCGTGGTGGCGAACGCACTTCACGCCAAATGGTTGGGGCTGCCATTGCCGAGTCAAGGCAGTGTCGCAACGCGAATATGAGACCTCGGACAAGAAGCAGGCGCCGGATAACGGCAACGTCACCTGGCAGGATTCCGCCGGCAACACCTGGGAGATCCCGCGCGGCATCGATCCCGGCTTTCAGTACGCGCCTGGTGCCTCGCTCGATAATCTGCGCGATACCCTGCGCAAGAAGGCCGACAGCCTGCCGCCCGAGCTGGGCGACGCGCTGCGCAAGGATCTCGATAAACAGGTCGGCTTTGTCGCCCAGCCCACCACCAAGGCCGCCGAGCAGTGGGCACGCGACAACGATCTGGCGGATTTTGTGGATTACGCCGGCATCAAGCCCGATGCAGCAAACGACTGGAATCACAGTCTCTACGATCACCTTACCGAGTTTTCTGCACTCCGCAACAATCAGCAGTACGCAGGCACCGCGCAGGGGCAGTATGAACGTTACACCCAGCTTGCCCGCGAGGCGCTGGCCAAGCGCCTGATGGAAGCGGGTGCGGATCGCGAAACAGCCGAGCAATTTGCCAAGGCGCGAATCAAGAAGCCCACGGTTAAGGGCAACACTTATGCGCATTCCTGGAATCAGGAAGGTGTTTCCGGCGTAGCCATCAACAAAAAATGGGGCGCCGATCCGGAAAACATGCGCAAGCATCTGGCTTCAGATGTCGCGCACCGCTGGCATCCCCCAGGCTGCGACACCATCCGCAGCGTGGTCGATCACGAATTTGGCCATCAGCTCGACAACTTGCTTGCGCTCCGAACTGATGAATCTATAATCGCTTTGTACAAACAGGCTCAACAAGCCGGTTTGAAATCCGAGGTTTCAGGCTATGCCGAAAAGAACATTGCAGAATTCATCGCCGAATGCTGGGCAGAATCCTGCAATAACGCCAATCCAAGATCTACCGCCCGAGCTGTTGCAGAAATTGTCCGGGCTCGGTATCGATCTCAATTCGCTTGATGAGGCCAACCCTCAGGTCAAGGGAATCAGTTCCGCCCTCGCTCCCGCAGATGATCAGGCCGAAGTTGATGCCTGGATTGCGGCTGGTGGTTCCCCCTTCTAGGCCTGCATGACCTCCTTCAGTATTGAAGTCTCAAACCAGCGCGTGCTGGCTGTCCTGGCACGCCTGTCTACCGGCATGGCTAATCCGGCGCCGCTGCTGCGTGCGCTCGGTGAAGACCTCGCCGAATCCACCAAGGCCCGCTTTGCCACCAGCACGGCTCCCGATGGCAGCCGCTGGCCCGCCAACACCCAGGCCACCTACGAGGCCTATCTGGAGCGTCTGTCCGGCAGCTACAGCAAAACAGGCCAGCGCACCGGCACCAAGAAAGGCTGGGCGGGCAAGGACGGCCGCATTGGCGCACGCGGCACCGTTGCCGTAATCGCCAAGAAGCCCCTTATCGGCGAATCAAAGGTGCTTTCCACCAGCATCTACTATTTCGTGGAAGGCGACACCCTCTATATCGGCTCGCCACAGATCTACGCCGCCATGCAGCAGTTCGGCGGCACGAGGTCCCAGTTCCCGAACCTGTGGGGCGACATCCCCGCGCGGCCCTTCTTGGGCCTGTCTGATACGGATGTCGAGAACATCGAGCGAGAGGGAATGGACTACCTGGATGGGCTGCTGAGGGGCTGACCGCTCAAAACGCTCACCAAGGGATTTTTGCACGGCAGTGCTGGCGCCCATACCGGCAAAACACATCCGGGAAAAACTAACGGGGTTGTAACGGGCTTGATAGACTATCGTGAAGACAAGTCCCCCTTGTTACCTGAGTCAATTTTCTGCTCGATCCATCTTCATGGCCATCCGCACACCAACGCTCGACGACTACAGACAACATACCGGGCTTCATTACCATAAGCTCTGGAAAGAGCTTGACGATTACTGGACCTGCCCAGGCTGCGGAAGAACAAAATTTGAGATCATGCGCTGGACGAAACGCTTTCCAAATACTCCAGGCGCGGTCATGGGCTGGGTGGCAGCACTTCATACACATCATGATCATTCTGCATCTCCTCGATTTAGAGAGGTAGTCATATGCGATCAGTGCAATTCCTCAGATGGAGCAGTGAAAAGAAAGCTAGGGCTTCCCAAAAACTTTTCTTTCTCTCCACAGGAAATTCGGATGTTTGTTAAGGCTACGCCTCACGCAAAACATGAAATAGACTACAACAAGGCTGCTGACGTTTTTACTCAGCTCAAGAGCATCCCTAGGTTTTGGTAGAGATTTGCCATATTCAGCACATTGTGTAACTCTAAATAAGAGTAGTTCCTAAGCGCTTTTCGCCAACGCGAAACCTAACTCCCTCTTCATGCCGCCGATCATGGCGGCATGCCAAAGCAATTCCCCCATCCCCATTCTGCCGCAATCGCCGTAGCTGCCTGCTCGGTCGAGCTGCCGTCGCTGCCCGCTGACGGCCCCATCCGCCTCCAGCTCATGCCGGCTGGCGAATTCCGCCCGCAGGATGCTGGCCGCACGGATCTACCGGTTACTGGCGCCTGGCGCATTGATGCGGCTGCCGCTGCCCAGGTAATTACCCGCTGCAAGGCACGCGCCACACAGCCCGTCATCGACTTCGACCATCAGACGCTCTACGTCCGCGAAAACGGCAAGCCCGCGCCGGCTGCCGCCTGGATCACTGATCTGGAATGGGTCGAAGGCGCTGGGCTATTTGGCCTGGCCACGCTTACCCAACGCGGCCGCGAGGCTATTGAGAGTGGTGAATACCGTTACCTCTCGCCAGTGTTTGCCTTCGACAAACAGACCGGCACCGTACTCGATTTCAAGCTAGCCGCCTTCACGAACCTGCCCGCCATTGATGGCATGGAGCCGCTGACGGCGGCTGCCAGCCAGACCTTTGCTGCCGACCTGGCAGCGCTCTCCCAGCAACTCTCAACCATTTCCAAAGAGGAACATATGGATGAACTCCTGGAGCAGCTGCGCTGGCTGCTCAATCTGCCTGTGGGCGCTACGCCCGAGGATGTTACGGCGCAACTGCAGAAGCTGATCGACCAGCTCAAGGCCGGCGCCCCGGAAGCCACAGCGGCGGCGTCCTTCGAGCTCGCGGCCTTCCTGGGCAATCAGGGTGAGCAGATCGCTGCGCTTTCCCAGCAGGCCGCCACGGCAGGCAAGCCCGACCCGGCGCTATTTGTGCCGATGGCGATGTTTGCCGACGTACAGCAGAAGCTGGCCGCGCTCTCGCAGCAGAGCGGCGCCAGCGAACTGGATCGCCTCATCGAGAAGGGTGTAGCCGATGGCAAGCTCACCCCAGCCATGACGCAATGGGCGCGTGATCTGGGCGCTGCCAACCTTGCGGCGCTCTCGCAGTTCCTCGATACCTCACCAGCCATTGCCGTGCTGACCCAGGCCCAGACCCGCTCGACTCCACCCGTGGTGCAGAAAAAGGATGCCGTCACTGATGACGCCGTGGTACAGGCCGTCTGCTCCCAACTCAACCTTACGCCCGAGCAGTTCGCCAAGGGCCGCATTTAAGGAAGCACGATGACTGCACTCACCGCACCCCGTAATACCCCCGCGAAAGCAGGCGACCTCATCGCGCTGCTCGTGGCGGCCAACACCACCATCCAGGCCGGCGCACTGGTGACGATCTCCGCCGGCTATGCCGTGCCGGGATCAACAAAAACCGGCCTCGTTGCCGTGGGCCGCGCTGAAGATAGCGCCACCGCTGTGGCAGCGGGTGATGCCGCCGTCCGCGTACGGGGCGGCACTTTCCGCTTCGAGAACAGCACCACCGACCCCATCGCCCAGGCCAATGTCGGCACCGACTGCTACATCGTTGATGACCAGACGGTGGCCGCCACCAGTGGCAACGCTTCACGCTCACGCGCCGGCATCGTCATCGAAGTTGATGACGTAGGTGTGTGGGTACAGATCGGCCTCGGCCTGTAATCACCCAGATTTACCGGAGAAAACATGGACATCACACCCTCAACGCTGCGTACCCTGGCACAAGGCTTCAACGCGGCTTTCATTCGCGGCATCGAAGCTGCACCGAGCAGTTACCAGCAGGTAGCGATGACGATTCCCTCCACCTCGGATGCGGAAAACTATGGCTGGCTCAAGACGCTGCCGGGCATGCGCGAATGGATCGGCCAGCGCGTGATCAACAATCTGGAATCCGAAGCCACCCAGCTCAAGAACAAGCACTTCGAGCACACCATCGGCGTGAATGCGAATGCCATCCTGGATAACAAGCTCGGCATCTACTCCAACGTCTTTGCCATGCAGGGCGAAATTGCCGGTGGCCACCCCGACGAACTGGTGTGGGGGCTGTTACCCAACGGCGCCTCGGTGAAAGGCTTCGACGGCAGGAACTTCTTTGCCGAGAACCACATTGGTTACACCGAAAAAGGCAAGGAAACCGCCTGGAGCAATGTGCAGACCGGCAGCGGCAAGGGCTGGTATCTGCTCGATCTCTCGCGCTCTTTCATGAAACCGCTGATTTTCCAGAGCCGCCAGGCCGTACGCTTCATTACCAAGAACCGCGCGGAAGACGATAACGTCTTCATGAACAACGAGTACCTCTTCGGTGCGGATGCCCGTTACAACGCCGGGTTTGGTTTCTACCAGCTCGCCTATGGGAGTTTTGCGGATCTCACGGCGGAGAACTTCGCCGCCGCCCGCAAGGTGCTAGGCACCCAGCGCCGCCCCGATGGCCAACCGCTTGCCGTGCGCGGCACCCACCTGGTGGTTGGCCCCTCGAATGAACAGGCAGCGCTGGAGATCCTCAACAAGGAACTCATCAACGGTGGCGAAACCAACATCTGGTTCAAGTCCGCCCAGCTCATCGTTTCGCCATTCCTCGGCTGATCCCCAAGGCCATCATGAGCTACGCCACCCAGGAGGATCTGGTTGTCGCCTTCGGCGAACAGACCATCATCGATCTGACCGACCGGGCCGACCCGCCCACCGGTCAGATCGATGCGGGCGTGGTGGCGCGTGCGCTGGCCGATGCCACAGCGGAAATGGATGGTTACCTCGCCACGCAATACACGGTTCCGGTAACGGCGCAGCCCGAGCGCCTGCGCGCCGTGTGCTGCGACCTGACGCGTTACCGCCTGTGTGGTGACCGCATCACCGACGAGGTGCGTGCCCGCCACGATGACGCCATTGTCTGGCTGCGCGACATCGCCGCCGGGCGCACCGTGCTGGTGGGCGCCATCGCCCCCCAGGGTGGTGCACCGGTGGCGCAGCTCACCACGGCGGTGCCAGGGCGCAGGGTGTTTGGAGGCAGACTGCTATGACAGAGGCCATCGACACTTTCCTCACGCTCGATCCGCTGATCGTGACGCGCCTCAAGGCCCGCCTGCCCGATGTGCAGGTGCTCGACGCGGCAGACCTCGACGACATGACCGAAGACAGCCAGCCCGCACCGGCCATCCATGTGATCTACAACGGTTTCACCGTGACGCAAACCCAGGCGCATGGCAAGGCCGCGATCTTCCGCATGAGCTGGCTGGTGGTGGCCTGCGTGAAACATGCCGGCAGCGGCACCAAAGCCGCACGCGAAGCCAAGGCCCGTGTCGCCACCATCGTTGCCCAGGCCAATGACGCGCTGATGGGTTTCCGCCCGGACGCCCGGCCCGGCACACCGGGCCTTGTGCCCGCCACCCCGCCCAGGCCGATGCGCCGGGGCGTGTTCTATTACTTCCCACTCTTATTCACGGCCGATGTGCCGGTTGCCACCAGGAGCCAATAAGCCATGCCCGAATCCAGGAATCTTGCCGGTCTGTTTGCCGGTACCCTGTACCTCTCCGAACTCGACCCGGATACGCAGACCTACGGTGATTTCTTCACCGTGGAAACCGACAAGTGCGAGATCACCGCCGCCTCGGATCTGCTCGAAGCCATCAGCAAATCCCGCGAGAACTATGGCCAGGCACACACCAGCTATGCCAAGGCCAAGCCCACAGAAATTGCCTTCAACTTCACCGAGGAGAACAAGGCCATCATCGCCGCCAAGCTCTCCGGCATCGTGGCGGATCTCACCCGCGCCGCCACCACGCTAACCAGCCATCCCGTTACCCTCGGTGCGCTTGGTGGCTGGGTGGAAATCGGCACCAAATACCTCGGTGAGGCCACCATCACCGTCCGGGAAAGCGCCGACGCCACCGATGCCTATGCGGCCGGTACCGACTACGAAATCAACCCACGTCTGGGCCTGATTCGTCCGCTGAAAGATGGCACGATTGCCGCCAAAGCAATAGTCTATGTCTCCGCCTCGGTGCCAGCCCTGGCAGGCACGCAGATCAAGGGCGCGGCGCGCTACTCACACGAGTACCGGGGCTATCTCGACGGCCTCGATCTGGCGCGCAACGAGGACGTCATCGTCAATATGCCGCGCATCATTGTGTCCAGCACTGACGCCAAGGACTTCCTCGACGAGAAGCTCTCCAGCACGGCGCTGGCCGGGCGGCTGATGATTCCGGCGGATGGCGGTAGGCCGTTTACGGTGGATTATCCGGGCTAATCTGACATCTATTCAAACCACACTCAGTGGTTTGAATTACTTGTTGTTTCCCAGGTAGTCAAACCAATCATTCAGAATACTTCTAATCAAACAAAGTACCATAACAAGCATCGAGAACGAAAAAACTGCCATAAATATGCAAAGCAATACAGCGAAACAGTTATCAATTAGCCCAACCGAAAGCTGAAATACAGAAGCAACAATCGCAGAGGATATAGTAACAAACAATAAATCACTAAGCCTCTTGAGCGGCCCGTAAATTGTAAGAGAATTATCTATTTTCTTTTTGTTTTCGAAGTTGTCGCGATATTCTTTTGAATCATATATATTTTCTTTTAGTTTGATGACTATAAAAATCTTAAGTGAGAGTAAAAAACTACCTATCGTCAGAAACCCCGTAAAAAAACTTGCCCTCATATTTTTGGCATAAAAATCTGGCAGCCAAAACAAATCCGCGAAACAATACGACATAACTGCCATGACTAAAAGAGAGATAATTATCGAAATTTCCAGCCTGATTCTCATACTACATCAGCCTCAAAAATGTGCTCATACTCCGAGCACTTTCTGAGCAATTCTTGAATTACCCAAGATTTTTCGAAATTCTCTACATCAAGCTCATTTATTTTCGGAGCCACTTCATCATAAGGATATTCGCCAAAACAATCTGGATTGTCCGTAATGCGAACAATACGATCTATGTTATCAGAATCGACTCCAACAACTCGTCCGTTAGGAATAAATGTTGAATTGGCAATATCACTTATATGATCTGCCAAAACACGCACTGGCGAACCAGGTGAAAAAATTAACTTTGTACGCTCCTTTTTTACATAGGGCTTTAACGGCTTAAACTGTGGCTCATCAACAGTCAAAGCTGTTAGAGTGTATTCAAAGGCCTTTATTTTTGACAACTCTAACATCAATTCCTTTAGTTTTTCTCTACGCACCATAACTTCCCATTTCAGGCAACCGCGATAGTTTCTTTTTATGCGACGTTCCTCTGCATCGTTGCCTCTTAAATTTGATAACTTCTGAGAAATCACTTCGTCATGGAATTCCGAGAAGCGTTTGTTATTAAAATAACCAAAAGAACTTAAGCTACAAGACTGATGATAGTACTGATACATTCCGATGCCGTTTTTCTTGTTTAATACAAAAAAATTAAAATCCATTATATTTGAATCAGCATCAACTTCATTTACTTTAACAATAAACTTCCCGGAGTCATTAACCAACTCACAATACGTCTTCTGATCTTTTGTTGTCAGCAAAAGCCCAATATAATATTTTTCAGAATAAGTTGTATTAAAAAATAAAAACCTGTTATGCTCGCCAAGTCTGTAAGACTGACTTGATCTTTGCGTCATGTAATCGATATAATTACTAAGCGCCAACTTCTCAGAAGTACTGTAAAAAGAAAAACCTAAAAATTTTATGTTCATAATATTGTCGATATATTATATATAAGTTAGATGTTTACAGCTCGGTAACATAATTTCTTCATTGCTGCTACCAGCTTGCTACAGGCAATCCCCTGTAGCAATACCCCTTTGGGGCAAATCAATTCTTGTTCCATAAATACTAATTTCGCCCACGCGAAACCTCCCCCTCACGCGCGCGCGAAGACAATCCCACCAGACACATTGATGGGATCAGGCGGTGGCAACAGGGAACGAGTTACAGGTCGCGCTGCGACTCAGAGCGCAGACAGAGGGCAAGGAAGATGTCGATGCCCTGGGTAAAAGCCTCTCCATGCTGGGCGCAGGCTCGGATGACACGCTGGGCGCGCTGGAACGGGACCTCGCCGCACTGACGGCGGAAGCCGGCAAATCCGCTACGGCAACGGGCACTGTCGGGCAGAAGCTCAAGGCGACCGGTGATGCAGCAGACGACGCGGGCAGGCGCACGGTGCAGGCTGGCCAGCGCGCTGGCGAGGCACTCGATTCCCTCTCGCTGAAGCTCTCCGACATCCAGAAGGCTGTACTCACCTATCTGGGCCTCACCAACGTCGGCCCAATGATCCGGGGTGTGGCCGATACGGCGGACGCCTACAAGAACCTGCAGGCACGCATCCGCCTGGTGACTGGCGAAGGCTCGGCACTGCAGGCCGCCATGCAGGGCGTGGAGCGCGTGGCCACCGAGACCAACAGCGTGCTCGAATCCACGGGCGAGCTGTTCACGCGGCTCTACCAGGCTGGCAAAGACCTGAAGATGACGCAGGATCAGGCGCTCTCACTGACCCAGACGATCAACCAGGCCATCCAGGTTTCCGGCGCCTCGGCAGAATCCGCCGACGCTGCCACCACGCAGCTGATCCAGGGGCTGCAGTCCGGTGTGTTGCGCGGCGATGAGTTCAACAGCGTGATGGAGCAATCTCCTCGCTTGGCGCGGGCAATGGCCGATGGGCTGGGCATCAGCATCGGCAAGCTGCGCGAGCTGGCGAATGCCGGCGGGCTGACCAGCCAGGTGGTGATCCAGGCGCTGCAGAGCCAGGCCCGTGTGGTCTCTGACGAATACAGCAAGATGCCTGAAACGGTTGGGCGTGCCATCACCAATCTGCGCAACCAGTGGATGATCTTCATCGGCCAGACGGACCAGGGCATGGGGGCATCGTCAAAGGCTGCCGAAGCGATCAATCTGCTGGCCGGGAATCTGGATCTCGTGGCCAAGGCAGCGCTGGCCGCCGGCAAGGCATGGCTGGCTTACCGTGCGTACAACATCGCCGATGAATTCCTGGTGATCAGCAAGTCAGCCCAGGCGGCTGCGCTAGCCAAGGCCAAGGATACAGGGGCGACAATTGCGGATACCGTCGCAACGCAGGCCAACAGCCTGGCACAGAAAGAGAATGCGGCAGCACGAAACGCTGCGGCCACTGCCTCGGCAAACATGGGCAATGCCGCAGGAAAGCTGGGTTCCGCGCTATCGATGCTCAAGGGCTTCGGCTGGGCTGCACTGCTGACCAACTTGCCCGAAATCGGTACCTGGCTGGGCGAATCGACTGCGAAGCTGATGGGCTATGGCAAGATCATCAAAGAGCAGGAGCAGCTCGACAAGATTTTTGAAGAGCGCCAGCGCGCCAATGCTGCTGCGCTGGCTGAACAGGCCGCCAAGACCAAGGCCGCTACCGATGCCGCACTTGGGCTTAACGATCAGTCTCGCGCCATGATCGCGGCCTTCGAGGCAGACGTTAAAGCCGGCAAGAGAGTAACGGAGGCTGTGGGCGAACTCGCCAAAGCGCTACAGCTTGGCGATCTGACCGGAATCAAGAATGCGGGCGCCGCGCTCGATGCGCTGGGCCTGCGCGGCAAACTCTCCGCAGACCAGATCCAGCAAGCCTATGCAGCTGCATTGCAGGGCAAGGATCTGCAGGTGTTTATCACCAATGCCCGTACTGCATTCGACGGCACAGAACAAGGTGCCCGCCGCCTGGCCGAAGCCATCCAGGGGGCACTTGCCGAAGCAGTACGTCGCACAGGCAAGGATATGAACGAACTCACCACAGGGGTAAGTTCTGCTGCACGGGCGGCGATCAATGACGTTGATCTCCTGGTGGAGCATCTGGACGAACTGAAGAAGCAAGGCATCGACACCAAGGAAGCCCTTGCGGGATCACTGGACAAAGCCACCGAGGCGGCGAACACAGAAGCTGCTCTGAAAGAAGTTATCCAGCATTACAAGGAACTTGGAGAGCAAGGCCGGATTACCGGCGAAAAGCTCAAGGAAGGCCTGGAGAAAGCCCAGAAGAAACTGGACGAACTCAAGCCCGGCATCAATAGCCTGCAGGAGGCCTATTCCCAGCTTGGCATCAAGTCTGCCCAGCAGCTCAAAGAACAGGCCGAGCGCAGCAAGCAGGCGTATGAAACCATTCTACGCAGTGGCAAGGCCACCACCGATGAACTCAAGCGGGCGTTTGTGCAGTATGCGCAGGATGCGATTGCCGCCAATGGTGGTGTCGCCACTGAAGCCCTGAAGATCCAGGCGGCCATGCGTGGCGTGGTCATTGAAACAGATGCGGCGGGCCAGTCTACCGTGCACCTGGCAGACACTACCAACGAGCTGCGAGATGCCCAGCAGCGCCCGGATTCTCCACCGGCCCACAGCGAAGGCGGGCATGGCGGCTCTGGTAGAAGCGCTGGGGATGCTGGCGGGAATAGCAGTACTGGCGACGGCGCAGGGCCTGCCAGAGGCAGCAATGGAACGGGAGACAATGCGGCACCCGGCACGGTGCAACGGGATGTATTCGGCTTCAGCCTCGATAACGAGCAGATCGGCCGAGCCAACGGCGTAGCGGAAAAAGACCTCTCCGCATTTTCTGAACGCTTTGGCACGGAGCTGCAGAAACAGCTCGCAAAAATGCCCAAGACATCTGTTCAGTCCGCCAACACCTATCGCGACAACTGGAATTCCGCATTCTTGCAGGCGGTGAATCTCGCCAATGCAGACGCCAAGCGTGCCAATGCACCCAAGACTGAGCTGACAAACCAGACTGTGAAGGTAGAAATCACTTTGCCGAACGGCCAGAAAGCCACCGTCACCGCAGCAAACAAAAAGTCTGCTGACGACTTCGTGACCCAGCTCAAGCAGGCAAGAGGAAGCTCAATATGAGTCAGCTAACGGATGGCCTTACCTCCATCACCCTATCCGACGACATGACCTGGAGCGATGAATACGCCTGGTCCCCCGTCGTACAGACAGTGACCAATACGCTTACGGGGGCATTGATCATTGAGACGGCGACTAAAAAAACCGGGCGCTCCATCACGCTGGCAACCGATAGCGGATCAACGCCCGCCGGGCTGATCACGCGTGCAGATCTCTTGCAGCTCAAAACCTGGGAGGCTGTGCCTGGACAGACCTTGCAACTGACGCTTCGCGGTGTCGCTTACACAGTGGTTTTTCGCAATCACGAAAAACCGGCAGTGGATGCTATCCCTCTGATCGATTACGCCACCCCGCTTGATAGCGACCCTTACATCGTAACCCTCAAATTTATGGTGATTTCGTAATGAGTATTCTTGCCGGTGATATCCACTTCGTTGCCTCGGCGACGATGACCGATGACGATGAGGGGGGCGGCGCTCCGAGTGCCACGGTGATTCAGGATGGTGTCTCTAACGCCATTTTCCCGGACATCGCGGAAGTGGACCGCGCGGGCGGTTCCTTCCGCCTGCGTAAGCTGTTCCTGGCCGTCAATACCGCGACCACTGACATGCTGTATGGCGCGAATGTAATCCTCTCGGAGGTGCCGACCGATCCGAATGTCTCAGTCACGATGCTAGCCGCTGAGGATTATTTCGAGGAGCGCGGCGATACGATTGAGCGCGTTGAGGCCTATCTATACCAGGGCGGGCTGTTTTCTGGCTACCTGGTGGAAACACACCTCAAAGGCATGCAGACGCTGCAGATTGCACAGCGCCCTGGTGCTGCGCTGCCGGCTGTCGGGGAGACCCTTTATCTCGCACAGAACGAGGGGGCTACGACCGAGTTCGGCCAGTATGTCCGGGTCAAGTCGGTGAGTTCTACGCAGGAAACCTACACGATTGAGGTGAATGGCGCATTCGTGGATTTTCTAGTGCAGATGCTGACCGTGACGATGACGGCAGCACTGGCCTACACCTTTACGGGCTCTGCGGTGAACCGGCTGTTTCAGACCGAATCAGCCGCCGCAAAAGTGCGCAAAACGATAGTAGCGAACGCCACAAAATACTATGGAGCATCGGGTACGACCGAGGCGGTTGCGGTAGGTAGTAAGGCCTGCAAGGTGGAATCTGTCTATTCGCGCTTGGTGCCTGCGGCGCAGAGCGAGACAGCACTGACCGACAAATCCATGACCGGGACAACGTCTCCGGTGGTGCCGGCGGCTGCCGCAACGGTGTCCCGGAGCGTCAATATCAACGACCCAATCACAGGACAGGGAATATATAAAGGGAATAACTATTACCTGCCTACCGCCTGCTGCCCGGGTACGCTGCGTATTGCTGCGAATGTGGGCCAGACCTGGACTGACGACGGAGCGGGCGGCCTGCTGGTGAACGGTACATCGACAGGCAGTATTAACTATGCAAATGGCGTTTTGTCTCTCACGGCAAATATGTATGGTGGAAATGGTGTCGAAACCTACCAGCCGGCTGGAGCGCCGTCGCAGGCATCGTATACCGATGCGGTGGTGGTGACTGCAGCAAACCGTTCGCTGGTGTGGGTCAAGTCCTTGGTGCCGATTCCGGTGCCTGGGGCACTGACGGTGTCCTACATGTCTGGCGGGAACTGGTATTCATTGTCGGATGATGGATCTGGCCGGGTGGTCGCGAGTGATTCAAGCTATGGCGTGGGTAAGCTGAGTTTTACCACAGGGTCTCTGGCGCTGACCCTCGGGGCGTTGCCGGATGTTGGCACCTCGATCATCTACAGTTGGGGCACTGCGGCCGAGTCAGTCATGCTGACGAACGATGAACTCTCGATTGCTACCCCCAAGATCGAGTTTGACGCAGGGACTGCCCTGTCACGCGGCACGGTGAAACTCACCTGGAAATCCGGCGGGGTGGCGAAGACTGCGACAGACAACGGCTCCGGCGGGTTCGCCGGAGATGCCACCGGGGCCATCTATTACGGGACGGGCACAGGCAATTTTGTGCCGGCAGAGCTGCCCGATTCGGGGCTGGTGTCCCTGACCTTTGAAGCGGGCAGCACGCAAACGCTGGGCGCGACCGCAGGCGGCGGCACAACGTGGACGGGCTCGCTTGGGTCTGCGCCGATCAAACCCGGTTCGGTGACGGCATCGCTACTGCTGCAGTGGGCCAAGGCGGATTCTGACAATGATGGCAACACAGCAGTATCTGGCGGCCTGACGGCGGGTACGGTCTATGACGATGGAGATGGTGGCCTGATCCTGGCCGGTTACGGAGCGCTGCCAGGCGCATCGATTGACTATACGACTGGCGCCGTGGTGCTGGTGATCAACTATTCCAGCACGGTGCCTGTGGCCGTCTACAGCACGATACTGGACCCCGTGTCGCACGGGTACCGCCGCGTGATCAGCGGCTATTCGGTGGATACGGCCTCGCGCCAGATCGGGGCCGGTGGCATCACGTGGAAATGGCGCCTGGCCAGCGATACGGATGCTGCGGGGTCGGCCTCGCTGGCAGCACCCGTGCTGACACTCGATCTGCAGCCCTATCTGGCCGGTACCATCGTGGCGGGCAGTCTGCGTTTCCGTGTGGGCTCGTATGATTATGTTGAGCGTGACGGGCGGCTGTATCACTCCATCAACCCCGCAACGGGCGCTGGCACGGAAGCCGGGACCATTGAATACGCATCCGGCAAGGTAACAATCAGTGAATGGTCTTCCGGAACCTTCTCATTTGCGCTGCTGTCTGGCCTGATCAATCCGGGCGGCACGGGCATGGATGCGGTGTTTGGGCGCACTGCTGACGCTCCTCTGAAGACCGAGAGTTTCGAAATCTCGGCCACTGCGCTGGATGGCACAGCGATCAGTGCCACGGCAGCAGGCGACGGCACAATCTCCGGTACCAACGTCACAGGCAGCATTGATTACGAAACCGGGATTTACACCCTGAGCTTCGGGGCAACGGTTGCAGGTACCTGGGAATCCAAGCTCGTATCGCCCTCATCGATGCGTTACAACTGCGTGGCCTACAGTTACCTGCCGCTGGATGCCTCCATCATCGGGATTGACCCGGTGCGCCTGCCTACAGATGGCCGTGTGCAGATCTTTACGTCCGGCGACTATGCGGTGCTTGGGCACACGAAGTCGGTCAGCCAGGCGGTGGCGGCTGGCCAGACGGTGAATCTCGGGCGCACGCGCCTGTCTCGCGTCTGGATCGTCGGGCAGGATGGCAAGAAGATCAGCATAGGCTACACCGCCGATCTGGATGCCGGCGCGGTCAGCTTTACCGATGTCACGGGCTATGCCCAGCCCGTGACGATCTATGACCGCATCGAGGACATGGCGATGATCTCGGATGCGCAGATTTCCGGAGACATTGCCTTCACCCGCCAGATCTCGCACGCCTACCCGGTGGGTTCGGTGCTGTCCTCCGCCCTGGTGCTGGGTGACCAGTATGCCCACGTTAAAAACCTGTTCGATCAGGCCACCTGGGATGGCGCTACCTGGAACGATACGCTCTCCGGGAACAGCGCGACAGCGAGCTATGACAAGACCACGTACCCGCTGGTAGTGACGAATGCGGGTGCAGTGACAGAGCGCTGGTGTCTGCGCTTTACTAACACCACGACATTTCAGGTGATTGGCGAACACCTGGGCATCCTCGGCACCGGCAATACCGGCGCCGATACGCTGGTGCCTAACCCGAATTCCACGGAACCCTATTTCACGCTGAAGGCTGCAGGCTGGGGCCAGGGCTGGGCGGCCGGGAACTGCCTGTTCTTCCAGACGATCAGCGCAAAACCGCCGATCTGGCTGGCCGAAACCATTCAGCAGGGCGCAGAGGTGGAAACCAATCATTCTCTGACGCTGATCGCTCGTGGCGATGTGGATGCGGAATAAGGGCTAGCCATGACAGATACCAGCGTCAAGTTTTTTACCTCTGCAATGCCCTCCGCCCCAGTGCTCACGAGTGCGGCAGGCACACTGATCACCGTGCTCGATGCCTGCCTCGTGAATGGTTTTGGTGCCGTTACTGCCAGCTCGGCAGTGATTGCAAATGGCGTCTGCACGATCAGCTTTGGGGTCAGTGCGCATTCGTTTCTGCCACGCGCGGTGGCTCTGGTTTCTGGCATCACCACCAGCGGATATACCTCACTCAATGCTGAGCAAAAGCTCACTGCGATCACTTCGAACAGCATTTCGTTTGCCACCACGCTGGCCAGCGCTACGCTGGGCGGCACGATCAGCGTCAAGCTGGCGCCGGCTGGCTGGGCCAAGGCCTTCAGTGCTGATCATCAGGCTGCCTACCGATCCGCCAGTGTTGCCGCCACAGGCTGCTATCTGCGAGTAGATGACACCACGACCTACTATGCCGGCGTGCGCGGCTATGAATCAATGACGGATGTGTCGACGGGCACCAATGCATTCCCTTCCGCCGTTCAGCAAAGCACCTGCATCTGGCACAAATCGGGATCGTCAGGGGCTACGCCGTGGGCAGTTTTTGCGGATGACCGGATGGTCTATTTCTGGGTCGACAGTGAGCAGCCCGGCAGCAGCAATGGGGCATTTTTTGCGTTTGGCGATTTCTCCGCTGCCAAGTCTGGCGATGCGTATGCCTGCGTTCTCGCGGCGATAATCAACACCAGAATGGAGACTGGCACCGCCTACCAACCGATTGTCGTGCCCACCAACGCCGGCACCACCTATGCCCCGCGCAGTTATTCTGCTGTCGGGGCATCGCTGGAATTGTCCCGGCAGTGGATCGGCGGATCAAACCCGTCAGGCTGCGGCGGTTGGGCGTTCCCCAACGGACCGGACGCCGGCATCTATCCAGTCCCGGCCTACTTGATGGAAGGCAGCAGCGTCAGGGGGCGTTTTCCTGGGTTCTATGCCTCTCCGCAGAACTCGCAGCACGGCATCGCGCACCAGGCTGTGTTTAGCCATGTCTCGGCGCTGGATCGGGATTTGATGTACCTCTGGGTTAGCACAACCTATGGCGGCGTCTGGATGGATCTGACCGGCCCCTGGGAGCACTGATGGACTACCACTTTGCAATTCTTGGCCAGGTAGCCACCCGCTATGACCGGTACTTCGGTGGTCAGGGGACGGTAACCGCCACCGTTACGGTCAAGGGCTCACCCAATACGCCTGTTTCGCGGCGCGTGAGGCTCTACGAAAAACGTTCGGGAATGATGATCCGCGAGACGTGGAGTGATGCCAGTGGCGTGTATGCCTTCCGCTATCTGAGCATGGATTACACCTATTACGTCACAGCTTTTGACCACACGAATGTGAATGAGGCCGTGGCAGCTGACAACCTGAAAGCGAGTGTGTGATGCAACAGATTTCAACTGAGCTGAAGTCCGCCATGCTGGGCTGCGTGCTCACCTGGCTGGGGAGTGGCGCGAAAGTGCAGGTCTACGGGTCGGCACAGCCGGATTTCGGCGCTACGGTCAGCGACACACCCCTGGTGGCAATCCCGCTGCAAAGCCCGGCGGGCGTGGTGTCCGGTGGCGTGCTTACGCTGAGCAAAACAGATGAGGTGATGGTGACGACGGCGGGGACTGCCGTCTGGGCACGGATCATCAATTCAGATGGCGTGATCGGTATGGATGTCGCGGTCAGCGCCAACGATGGCGGCGCCCCGTTGCAGCTATCCAGCCTGACGCTGTATGCGGGCGGCTATCTGCGGCTGTTGTCGGGCACATTGTCGTAAGGGGGATACATGGTCGATATCATTACCCGCACCGGCAAAGGATCGCCACTCACGCATGCGGAGCTGGATGCGAATTTCACGAATCTCAAGACGGCAGTCGAGTCCGCAGTTCCGGGAAGCGGGACCACCTACGCGGCTGCCGTGCTGGCCGACAAGCCGGTCGCGTACTGGCGGTTCAATGATGCGTACGGCGCAAAACAGTACCTGGATTCCTCCGGCAATAGCTATCACATGACGCCAGCGGGAACCCCTTTTGTGCCCGTATCGGGCGGGTTGGTCGGCGATGCGGATCGAGGGGCTTACACCATCGGCGGGAGTAGCGGAGCCTATGCCAATATCCCGGATGCATTGCGTACAGCGTTCCCCACGTCAAATAATCTGACGATGGAGTGCCTGATAAACATACAGAACAAGGTGACGACGAATTACGGGTCTATCTTCTGTTTCGGTACTGTGCTGAACGCGAACACCGCTCAGGTTCGACTTTGTGCGCAGTCAGCAGCAGTTTGGACCCCTTATATCGGAGTTACGGACGCTGCCAATAACGTCAATCTTGTTGCTGCTTGCCCCGCCGAGTTGCCCTTCTATACGTGGTTCCACATTGCGGGAACCTATGACGGCACCACTCTGAAGTTTTACTTGAATGGAATACCTGTAGCTTCGACAGCCGGGGCAATCACGGTGCCCATCGCAAAACGAAGCTACGGGGACTTTATGAAAGCGTCTTGGGCGGCTGATGTCCCTGCATCGTGCTTTGTAGATGAGTTTGCGCTCTACAACAGTTGCCTGAGTGCCGACCGGATTGCCCTGCATGCCCGGCTGGCTGCCGGCGCTTCTGCCTGAGAGGAACTTATGGTCAGCATCATTACTCGGGAAGGCAAAGGGGCTCCGATCACCCATGCGGAGATGGACACCAACCTGATCAACATTAAGGCTGCCATTGAGTCTGGAGCCACCGGATCATCGGGGGCGTCTGGTCGCTATGCGGCGATGATTCTCGCCAAAACCCCCGTGGCCTACTGGCAGTTCAATGACAAATTTGGTGCGGCCCAGTATCTGGATTCGTCGGGGAATGGCTATCACCTCACCCCCGTTGGTCAAATGATGACCGCTCGTGGCGGCGTGGTGGGGGAACCGGGGCGTGGGCTCTACACGCTGGGTGGCGCTGGTAGTGGCTGCGCAACGATCCCCGCTGCGCTTGGGACAGCCTGGCCTGCCTCTGCAAACTTCTCCATCGAGGCTTTGATTCGCCCGCTGGCACAGTCGCAGGGAGGCTACTCGTCGGTGTTTTGTATTTCCACGGCCTCGTCCTCTACCGTTGGGGACATCCGCCTAAGTCTCATGAGAAACGGGGCTCGGACACCGTACATCTCGGTAGGCACGACCACGAATACCACCGACGGGGTTGCCGCATATGCAACAGAGGAATGGGCCTCACAGGATTGGCTGCACATTGTCAGCACATCCACCGGATCGCTGCTGTCCCTGTACATGAATGGGGATCTGGTCGCCCAGAGTACGGGGGTCTATAACGTGCCAATCATTGCACGGCCAAAGGGTGGAGTTGTTTGCAACCCATACACGGCGGCCGGTGGCAGCACAGACGCGCCGCCTTATTGCGTCATCGACGAGGTGGCTCTGTATAACGCCGCGCTGACCGCTGACGAGGTGGCTCTCCACTACAGAATCGCTGCTGGGGGGAGCGCTTGACCTCCTCCAAGAACTATTTCGAGGACTACTACCTTGAAATGGGCTACTTCGACGTGGATGAAGAAATCTACGCCGATTCTGGCTACAACGAATCCGGCTATGTGCTTGGGGATACCACACAAGAGACAACGGAGACGACGGCAACGCTTTCCGTCGTCGTTCTGCCAGGCCTGACACTCTCGGCACAAGCTACCGTCCGGACGGTAGAAGCCATCACGGCACAATTGCAGGCTTCAGTTGTCGGCCTCAGTTGTTCTGCGCGCGTGGGGGTTCTGGTCAATGCCACGTTGTCGATGGACATTGTCAGCCTCGGTTTCAGTGGGGCTGCGAACTATGACATCAATGTCGACCGGCCATTGGTCGCTGATCTGCACGATACGGTACATGCGGCCCAGCCTGCTGCGTTGCAGACTCCGGTGACGTGGCATGATGGTCTGGACCGTGCCTGCGTACAGGCCTCGCGCTGGGGTGCTGGCACCCAACTGCGGCCCAGCAATACTGCGTGGTTTGCCGATGGTAGGCGCTATCGGTCGGGCACTGCCGGTGCTTGGCAGGATGGTCGCAGCGTAGTGCGTGAGCAAGCTGCCCCCTGGCAGGATGGTGCGCAAGCCCACAGCGGTGCGGTGAGTGCCTGGCAGGACGGACAGGCCGTCAGCAGTCGCACGAGTGCAGGCATGCAGGATGCTACCCGCACCCGAACCACTGCAGGGGCGAGCTGGCAGGACGGGGGCCGACTCGCTGCACAGGTAACGCGCAGCGTGCGCCAGGCGACACCTAAAAAAGCCGTCCTGGTGCTGGTCTGGCATGAGGGAATCGTACCAGCCGCAGGCCAGTGGATTCCATCCGCACCTGAGCCCACAGGCCGCACGCCTGACCCGAATCTGGTTTTCGAACGGCCTGCAGGTACGGCGGGCAATCTTGTTTTTAACTGGTCGTCGGATGCAATTGTTGTTGCAGCCCGGAAGGTTTATATCGTGATCAATGACGTTTCGCTCATGCGAGTCGATACCTCCACCTACCTCGATGTGCTGTCCCTCGAAATCTCCATCGATTCGGGGTCATGGGTGCATTCGTGGAATGCCACAGTGGCTTACTCCGATTGGGATGCGCTCAATGCCGGCTATGTCAGCAATGAGCTGGTCGAGCTGCTGGCCACGGTTAATGGCCACCAGTGGCGCCTGCTCGCGGAAGGCACACCAAAACGGACACGGGTTTTCGGGCAGACAAGCGTTTCTATCAGCGGGCGCGGTTACGCTGCATGGCTAGATACGCCGTACGCCGATGAAGTCAGCCACTACAATGATTCCGCGCTGACTGCCCAGCAATTGATGGCTTTGGCACTCACCACCAATGGCGTCTCGCTCGGCTGGGATCTGGACTGGCAGATCACGGATTGGACCGTGCCGGCCGGTCTCTGGAGCCACACTGGATCACCGATTGCCGGCGTCCTCGATGTCGCCGCATCGGTACAGGCCATCATCCAGGCCGACCCCACCGAACAGATCCTGCACGTGCTGCCGTACTACCCGGCCTCGCCCTGGGAATGGAGCACGCTAGATCCGGATGTCGTGTTGCCACTGGACATCATCCCCGAGGAGGATCTGGAGCCTGTCATCAAACCAGTCTACAACCGCGTGTATGTCTCCGGCTCCTCACAAGGCGTGATCGGCCAAGTCACCCGCACCGGCACTGCCGGCGACAAGCTCGCCCAGATGGTGACTCATCCGCTGATTACCGCCGAGGCAGCAGCTCGCCAGCGTGGCATCGCCATCCTGGGAGACAGTGGCCACCAGGCCATCATCACCCGCCAGATGCCGATCAGCACAGACACCGGCCTGATCAAGGTCGGCCAGCTCATCAAAGCCACCGAAACCGCAGAAACCTGGCGCGGCCTGGTCCGCTCCGTAAAGGTCTCTGCAAACTGGACCAACGACGCCCTGGTTGTCCGCCAGGCATTCGACCTGGAAAGGCATTACGAACTATGAGCATCAACCTCTGGGCACAGTTCAAAGCCATCCTCCCAGGCGATCAGCTACTCATCGGCGAGGTTACGGCGATCAATACGGATGGCACCAGCCAGATTACGTTACCCGGCGGAGCCAAACTAACGGCTCGCGGAACAGGTGTGGCAGTGGGAAGCAACGCATGGGTCAGAGGCGGCGCAATCGAAGGCGAAGCCCCAGCCCTAACATCCGTCGAAATCGAAGTCTGAACCGCCCCTCAACAACCATATAGGTCGGGGCTCAAAAAGGTTAGATTTGCCCCGGATTTTACTGTGACAATATTGTCGCAAATCCGTGTCAAACCGCGCGCGCCGCTACACTAGTTTCACTGAGCAGTGATCGCTAGCAAAAATTTTTGGTGGGGTATTTGGTGGTAGAAAAGAAAAAAGCGCCCCGGAAGGCGCTTATTTCTTGGATTCTTGGCGGAGAGAGGGGGATTCGAACCCCCGTCAGGGTATAACCCTGAACACGCTTTCCAGGCGTGCGACTTAAACCACTCATCCATCTCTCCAACAGCAGAGGCAGCATTATAGCCATGAACCAGCAGGACTGGCAAGTAATTTGTGAAATTATTTTCGTAATATCGTGCCGGAACCAAAATTGGGTTGTTTTGCCCTAAGCTAGGGAAACCTAACACGCAATATAGACGAGGCGCTCAGCGCCCGACAGAGAGAATGGAGCCAGTGGCTCCGGAAGGATTTGCCATGCTGATTCGCCGCCCCTCCGATATATTGCCGTCGGAGATCACTTCGCGCGAGCTGTATCAAGGCCGCCGACACTTTCTTCAGCAAGGGGCTGGTCTGGCCCTGACGGGTGCTGCTGCGCTCGGGATGCCCTGGACAGCAGCTCAGGCTGCGGCCCTGAAGGGGTTTGTGCCTGATAAATCGCCCCATCCTGATGACAAGCCCACGCCGCTCAAGGATGTGACGAGCTACAACAATTATTACGAGTTTGGCGTGGATAAGGATGAGCCGGCCAAGAATGTGGGCGCCTTCAAATTGCGGCCGTGGACGGTGACTGTTGATGGCCTGTGCAACAAGCCGAAGACCTTCGGGATTGAAGACCTGCTGAAATTTGCGCCGCTCGAAGAACGCATCTATCGCATGCGCTGCGTGGAGGGCTGGTCGATGGTGA